ATTAATGCTTTATAACCAGAAGAATATCCCCATCTTGTTGCTTTAGCAAGTAGCATTTCAGAACCATCAGCACTAAGAAGCTTTAATCTTCCATCTGCAAAAACTTTCATTTTAATATTTGTATCGCCGTTATTTCCACCATCTGAACAATAAAACCACAACTGACTATCATTAGCATTACTTGAAAAATAGCTACCAAGTCCGTTGATTCTACCGCTTTGGTCAAAAGTAATTGTTCTTCCGTCAGGCGAACCACCAATTTCTAATTTTGTTGTCCCTGGTTCTGTAGTGTCTGATTCTCCATATCCAAGACGTATACTGTGTGCTAATGTTAATTTACCATCAGTATCTAAAGACATTGCTCCAGAACCATTTCCGTGATTATGATGTCCCCACCACCAACCTCTACCATCTTCATCGTTCATCTGGAAAGTCATAGCATAGCCACTTAAAGGACCGTAAGTAAATGTAGCATCCATACCTATTGTATAATAAGAAGAATTCCATACTCTATATTTATCTCTTGAACCATATGCTGGCATTAAAATCTTATTTGGATTAGCAGCACTTAAATCTATACCGTTTGCATTTATTCTAAATCTTTCAGTTCCATCAGCTATAAAACGTGTTTGATTAGTTTCTACAGAAATCATATCACTATTATTTGTACTCATTAATTCTAAACTATTTCCTGATAAGCCTGCTACTATTGCTTTACCAGTATCCCAAGTTAATTGTCCATGTGCTGCTCCAGAACCCCATTTATATACCCCGCCACCACTTATTGTAGCTCTAACAGTTCCATTTCTACCGCCATCTTTAAAATTAATAATACCGTTATTAGTACCTCCAAATAAAGTTAATCCGTTCCATTGTGAACCTACTGCTAAACCACCGCCACCGTCATCATATATTCTTTGGTCGTTAGCAAATTGAAATCTTACTGGTTGTGCAATGTGTAATGAACCATCTGCTAAATACATTTGTTCTTCTCCAGCAGTGCTAAATCCTATTTGATTAGTTGTTCTTCTATAAAAACCAGTATCAGTGTTATTGTAAAAACTTAATGAAGGAGCGCTTGCAGAACCATTACCTACTTGTGATGCACCCATTGTATAGGAAGTACCACTACCGCCTATTTGAAATAATAATTCTCCACCAGTTAATGAGGTGGCGTGTCTTCTAATATCAAATGTTTCAGAACCATCATTGTTATTACTATCTAAATTAATAGTAACATCATCAAAACTATTTATAATTAAATTATCACTATCACAAACAATGGCGTGATTATTACTTTGTCCATAAGTATCTCTATCCCAAGTAAATTGTATTCCACCTACTCTTTGTATATATGCACCTTGAGAACTACCATCGCTTCTTAATTCTAAATGACCATCAGCTTTAATAGATAGCATTCTTGTACCATTATTACTAAATCCAATAGTATTGTCAGTAAACCCATACATACCAGTATTTCTTTGTGCAAAGAAACTATATGCTGGTGAATCTGGTGAACCTGTAGGAACTAATGTTTGGTTAGAATCATCATATGTTTGACTTATTACATTTACAACTTGTGTCCCTGGCAATGTAGTAACTTCTGATTGATCGTGATTCCAAGTAACATTAAATTTGCCTTCACTAGAATAGTGTACTTCAGTAGCTACATTATAAAAATTATTAGCCCAATTATTATTTATATCATAGTATAATTCGTATGTACAACTACCATTATCTATTTCTCCATCTCCACCAGTTCTTTGTACTAATATATTACTAATCCAATGCGCACCTTTGGACATCATATATCCACCATGTGTTATTTGTGCATTATCTAATGCCGCATTAAACCATATAGACCAATCAATAGTATTACCATGATTATTGTCTCCGTTATATAAAGTACCACTTAAATTTAATCCATTGTAATCAGATGGACTATTATCTACTACAACTGTACAAAACTTAATATAAAAGGTAGATGAACTTCCTGAGTTTGTATGTCCATTACTTCTAACTGTAATGTGGTCTACTCCAGTCCAACCATTGTAATTAACTCTACCATCGCTAGAAACTCTAAACTTTTCTCCGTTTCCAGCTATAATTCTTGTGTAACCATCTGCAACATCTATTCTGTTAGAGCTACTATTTTCTCTATATCTTAATTGTAAATCTTCATCATAAGCAGCAACAATACCACTATCTACTGTAATAGATTTATTAAAATAAAATTTAGGTCTATCAGTTTGTATATGTCCCCAACCATTATTATCTGGTCCTAATTGTATATAACCATGGTCAGTAATAAATTGATGATTATTACCGTGAGAATGATGGTAGTATGCGGTAGTATCATTTGCATAAAATTCCATGTAATCAGTTGTATCATCTGATTGATAAATTCTTAAAGCGTGTGCCGATGTTAGTTGCATACCAATATTACCACCTACACTAAATCCTAATGCATCGGTACCTACTCTATACATACCAGTATTGTTATTGCTACCAAAACTAAATGCTGGAGCTCCAGCTGAACCATCTCCTTCACTGCGAATATATCCAGAACCAATTCTTGCATAATATGCACTACCTGCAAGATTTCTAAACCTATGTTCATTACCTTGATAATACATTTGAGCATCTCCGCTATCTCCCATGTACATCATAACATTACCATCGTTATTTAATAGTTTTGTATAAGTACTATCTTTTCCTAATACTTGTCTAAATCCGTGAGTTGCATCCCAAATTTCTATACCACTATTACCTGCTTGAACTTTGCTACCAACATACATTACTCCACTATCATCTACGGTGAAGTTTGTAGTTCCTCCTGCATCTTTTAATTTAAGATTATCAGCAGTTAATAATAATGTATTAGCCTCAGTACCAATCTTTTCATTACCACCACTATACATTGTAATTTTATCTGCACTATGACTTGCTGGAAGTATTATTTTATTAGTTGTTAAATTACCAGTTACTGTAGTGTTTTCATTTAGCTTAACATAATTACCAGTATTAGATATTTCTATTTGATTAGCAAATGTTCCGCCTGAATCTTTTGTACCAAATCTTAATCCACCAGAATTGGTATTATTTTTAATATAACTCCAATCTCCAGTATTGTTTAGTTCAAGTCCAGTAGTAGTAATTCTCATTCTTTCTCCACCACCAGTAGTAAACCCTATTGCATTAGCAGTAACTTCATTGATATAAGTATCTAAACCATTGTCTAAATAAAGTTTTTTAGTGTTAGTAAGTTTTATATCTTGATGTATATCTACTGATGTATCGCTACTATCTAATACTATATAATTAGCAAGTCCACCACTTCCATTATCAGCCCTTAAAACAATATCTTGACCATCAGCATTATTGTCTATATATAAATGACCCTCATAAGTAACTATATGAGAATAGGTTTCATTATGTCTAATTTGAAAGTTATTTCCAGCACCAAGTAATACTCCTACATTATCAGGTAATACTATATGACTTGAAAAAGTTTTAGAACCACTAAATGTTTGCGTTCCTGATAAGTGTGCTGTATCTGCATCTAAATATGCACTTGCAATAGCTGTACCTTGCCACACTCCAGTTCCAATAGTTCCAACTGATGTAATTTGAGTTTGAGCAGCATCTACATTTAAAGTAACAGCACCACTTGTGCCACCACCACTTAATCCAGTTCCTGCAGTTACACCAGTTATATCTCCAACATTGGTTGTATAACCATAATTTTCAATCTTTTCTTTAATAGCTCCAGCAGACATAATGTGGTCATCAGCATCAGTAAATTCAGAACCAATATCAATATCATTAAATGAATGTCCACCAAGTGTGATTGAACCTGTTACTGCTAATGTGCTTCCATCAAAAGTAAGATTGGCTTCTCCGTTAATAGAATCAGCGTCAGATGCCGTAAGAACTCTATTGTCAGAAAAGTTAGCTATAGAATCTACAGCTCCACCTCCAGATGCACCACCGACTTGACGAATTTGTCCGCCATCGTTATCATATAATTCTTGTGTACCAGTTCTATAACCTAACTCGTAATGAGCTAAATCTGAAGTTCCAGGTACGCCAGAACCACGCTTAATTTTTATTATATTTGCCACTCAACCCTCTATTAGTAAGTACCACAATCAAAAGTAGTATTAGTAAATCCACCTGATGCTGTAATAGCTCCAGTAAATGTAGATGTGCTTGATACCGCCAATGTACCAGTAATCTCTAGGTCTTGATTCATTTCCCATTGAGTTCCAGTATGGTCATACAATAATGTTGCACCCGCTCCGTCTATTCTAATACCAGCTCCATCTGCTGCCGCTGAATCTGCTGCTCCGTTAGCTATAACAATCTCTTTATCCTCTACAGTTAATGTTGCTGTATTTAAAGTAGTAGTATCACCTTGTACTGTTAAATTACCAGTAACTGTTAGATTACCACCAGATGTTATATTTCCAGGGAGCGTCAAATCATGAGCTAATTTAGCCGCTGTAATAGTATCGTCAGCTATATCTCCAGCAACTATAGTTCCATCTACTATTTTTGCTGAAGTTACTGAATTGTTAGCCAAAGCTGTAGTGTCCACAGAACCAGCTGCATAATGTTCAGCATCTAAAGAATCAGCTACAATATGTTCGCTATTAATTTGGTCATCAGCTATTTTAGCACCAGTAATTGCATCAGCATCAATTTGCGAAGTTCCTATTGAACCAATAGATACTACTCCACTAGATACTGAAAAGTCTGCACTTGCAAACGAAGCAATACCTTTTGCACTTGTTGATGCAAAAATGTTAGAGTCAGTTAAATCTACCGCTATTGTAGATGCATTATTGTCTGAACCAGAAGCTACTGTACCGCTAATACCAGCACCGTAAGTTAAATCTTGCAAAGTAGGTAAGTGAAACACTTCTACGCTAGAGTTATTATGTCTTCCAACAAATAACTTTTTAGACGCTTGATTTAATGCTAACTCACCATTTGCTAAAGTTCCAGGGGCACTACTATTAGTGTTACTTGAGTGTCTTTTTATTTGAAATGTATTCGCCATTTTATTTTACCTTTTATTAAGTATAAGTATTACTCTCTATTGTTTTTCCTGATAACGTTTGATTAGAACCTACGTCTACAATATCATCGTTATTAGTTCCCCCTATTACTTTATCGTCTAACTGATTCAACTCAGAAGCAGTAGCCGTAATATTTTTTAATTTTGTTAAATCTGTAGTTGTTACATTTGAAGATGAAATAATTCCACTACCATTTATATTTTCTTGCACCGCATCTTGCAAATTCGCCGCATTTGTGCCTGTAAGTGATATAGGTATCTCAGTAGCATCAATTGTAAACGTATCATCGGTTTTAGACGCATTTTGTACGCCTACGGACTTGTTAACACTTTGATTGTCAATACTAGTCTTAACCTCTACAGGAGTTGATACTTTTGCACTAATAGCCATTAGAAATCTGCTACCGTTATTAATCCAGGAGAAACTACAACATCGCCTTGTATTTCTCTTGTTAATTTACCACCGCTAGTTTTTTTAGATACTAACTCCCAAACACCTTCGTAATTATCAGCTAAGTCATCTGTAACTGTATCTGCTATCGTCATAGTTAAGACATGGTCGCCAGTTTTAGTTAATCCAGCGCCTACAGTTAATGTAATATCAGCAGCTGAAGAAAAATCTTTAGCTATTATTACTCTATAATCATAATCACCAGTATCGTGTGTATCTGCAAATGTTATAGTGTTTTCAAAATCAGTATTTTGCATTATTTGTATATCTTGATATTGTTCTGCGGTAATCATTATATACTCCTAATATAAAAATACTACTGTGTTAGCACTTGCTTTTGTCGCACAAATTGGATATGTGTGTCCCTTTAACAAATGAAATACTACATCAACACCATTTACCGTTAAGGTAACGTCTGCTGATGTGCCTTTCATGTGAACTGCTCTACACGCATCTTGGTCATTAGTTGTTGCAACTACTGCATTGATGTATGGAGCTACACTTTCCTGTACTGCATAATCATTAAGTCCTTTTGCCATGTTCTTCTCCTATTAAGTTAGTTTAGCTATTTCAACTGCTGGTCCAGTTGTGTCTGGTCCAAAAATCTTTATATCACCTTTTGGTTTAGGTATAAAAATACAATCGCCTTTATCTAGTAATTCACAAATAGAAGTACTTCCTACTTTAATAGTAACAGTTTCACTATTTGCTGTAGTTCCTACTTTATTACTTGCGCTATTATCCCATTCAAAACCAGTATGTTTTATAAAAACACCATCATCACCATCGGCTGCTATAATTTCACCAGAACTAGTTGCTTCTTTGTGAGTATATACTCCATTATCCCAACCAGTTGGGCTAGTCCCATTCCAAGATAAATTTGTATTACCTCCACCTAGACTTCTTCTAATATCTTCTTCTACAACTTCTTGGGTTTCGCCTTCAAATGCGCTATTTTGTTGAATTGCTGTTACGCTTATTGCATAATCTATTCTTCCTGCCATTTTTTACTCCCGTTATTTTATCGCAAATGTTTTTATGGTATTTGCAATATACATTTTATTTTTATTACTTTCATTATCTGCTACTTTTCTCCAAAACTCTCTCATATAATATTCTTTTCCTTGAATATCACCCATTCTTTCAGCATTCATAGCACGTACGTAATCTACGATTGCTAGACTTAATATTCTATTTAAATTTACGTGACTTGCTTCTTTTGGAGAAGTTTGTTCCGTTAAACTAGAATTTGCCGTTGTTTCTGGGTCTTCATCAACAAAAGGTTTTTCAATAGCAGTATATTCAATTCTTAATCCATTAGTAATTGCTTCATCGGGATAAATAATATCATCTAAACTTCCACCACTCACTCTTCCTTGATTGTCTATAATTCTTCCAGCGCTTCTTATTATCTTATATAAACGTAATTGTTTACCGCTTTGTATATAGGCATATGTTCTATGTGTATCGTAACTCATGGGTTTGTATCCTCACTTACTAATGGTTCGCTTTGCAATCTTCTAACAATTTTGTATTTATTATCATCATCTGTATCTAAAACGCTTACATTTTTAATTGCGATTAAATCAGAAGGTAAATCATAGTCTCTAGTATTTGCTACAATATTTTGTTTGCTTACTTTTGTATCTATTTCATGAGAAGATTGTATTAAATTTATTGCATCTTTTACATAAGCAATAACTAGTTTTGTATCCCTAGTATTTGCTCTTTCCATTATTTCTAAAATTTTCATGAAGTTGCTCCTTGCTCTCTTCTTTGAGATTGTTGTTGTTGTTCAGGAGCCACAATAACACCAGTAATCGCTTGTAATTCTGCAACCGCTCTTTGAAAAAATATTTGAGACGTTTGTATAGAATCTCTACTTTTTTGAGTATAAGCGCTAGCCGACTGTAGCCTTATTCCACTTTCTTGTAAATGTGTATTTGCTCTAGCTAATTGAATTTGAAATTTTGTTGAATCAGCTTGATACCTTGCATTAGATTCGTTTAATTTTAAACCAAATTTTTGAATCTTGTCTGATATTCTTGCATTTTCTTTTTGTATTTCACTTTGATATTTACCTATATCCGCATTAATTCTTTGTACATCTTTCTGAATTTCAGACTGATATTTAGACAAATCAGCACTTAATCTTGCTGATTCTTTTTGAATCTCAGATTGATATTTTCCTAATTCACTACTAACTCTTGCTGATTCTTTTTGAACTTCAGCTTGATAATTTTTTACATCAGCATCAAATGAAGTAATTGCTTTTTGCAATGTTAATTGATAGGTTTGCATAGAAGTATTTATTCTTTGCACTTCTTTTTGTAGTTCAGCTTGATATTTTGCAACATCTATTTCTTTTTCTTTAGAAAGTTTTTGAACTTCAGCCTGGTATGCATTTACATCTAAATTAAATTCTTGTACTGCTTTTTCTAGCGCTCTACTATATTTTTGCAATTGAGAGGAAATTCTTTGTGCTTCATTTTGAGATTCTCTTTCATATTTAGATATTTCTATAGAAACACGTCTAGCTTCTTTTTCTAATTGTAGATTATATTTAGTTCCTAAAGATTCTATTCGCTGACCTTCTTTTTGTACTTCAGCAGAAAATTCATTTATAGTATTGTTAAATTGTAAATTTTCTTTATTTAATTCTGCGTTATATTTACTTACTTCTAGACTAATTCTTTGAGATTCTTTTTGTAATTCAGCTTGGTAGTTGTTTGCAAAAGCACTAACTCTTGATTGTTCTTCTTGGGATTCTTGTGAGTATTTTTGCAAGTTTCCACTAAAAATATTAGTATTCTGACTTACTTTAGTAGCAAATTCTTCTAATTTAGTTTTTTCAGTTTCTAAATTACTACGAGCAACACCTAATTTTGTTTGAGTAACTCCAGCGGTAGCTTGAGCCATTTCTGGGTCTTCATCATTTAACCAAAATAATGCTGAACTAGGAGTAACAGGACTACCATCAGTTGAAGCATTTCCTCCTTCTAATATATTCTCAGCTCCTTCAATATCGTTAAATGTATTTGTTAAATTTAACACAACAGATTCTGAATCATATATAGGCAAACTACTACTGTGAGAATAATCAGATGCTAAACCTTTAGACATACTAAGCGCACTTGGTAATGTTGTTGCCATAACTAAATTTTCAGGCAAAGATGTAGAGATACTAAAATCTGAAGGAAGTGCAATGCTTTCCATATTTAATCCACTTGGTAAAGATGTAGAAATACTAAAATCTGAAGGTAAACTTTCAGCAACGCTAATACCAGAAGGTAAATCCTTTGTCATTGAAAAAGCCGAAGGAAGTGATTGAGTTAAAGATATATTGCTAGGTAAATTTGTTGCAAAATTAAAACTTGGTAATTCTTTTGTTATGTTAAAAGAAGAAGGTAAAGCACTAGATATAACAAAATTGTTTGGTAAAGATGTAGAAATACTTAACGAACTTGGAAGACTACTAGAAATACTAAAATCGGTAGGCAAACTTTCGTTAAAGTTAAATATTGGGTATGCGTTTGGTAAATTGCTACTAAATGATTCAATAGTAGTTGAAAAGATTTTATCTATTTCAGTTTTACATAGCCCTCTATAATATTGAGATAATCTCATATAGTCCATTGAACAGGCATATAGAATAGCTATGTTTTCATATTCTGCAAGAATCCAATCGTCTGTATTCTCATCAATTATTGGGGGAGCTGAATAAACAATCACTCCTTTATCTCCATTACCAGCATTCACAGTTGTTGAACTGCCCCCTAATGGTACATATGTTTTATTTGCTGTTGAAGAATTATAATCTGGGTCGGGTTTAATGTATATTTTACCACTTAATTTGTAAAATTTTGGAAACATTTCAGTAGCCGTTAACAAACTATCAGATTCATCAAATATGTGTATACTATTATCAGGAGATTCAGCAGCTACTCTTTTTTTACCACTATCATAACGATATACCGCTAATATTTTATCGTAAGCCAATGAAGAACCCTCTCCTAAAATATCAGAACCACTACTATTCCATCCTGTAACTTCTACTTCAGAAGCAATAGTCCACAAGAATCTTTCAGGTAATGATGCTAATATAAATTTAGCTCCAGCATTAACATACTCTACTAAAAATCTAGCTTTAGTATCGTTTCCAGTTATATTATTTACTTTTTCCCATAATTTCATATCAAATCTCCGTATGCGAAAGGTCCCCGTAGGGAGAAAGGAGGTAAAGAACCTACAAGGACCAACCGCAAATTAACTATTTAGTTATTTCCAAATAGCGTGTGATTCTGGCATCATGTATTCGAAACCAGCTTCAGTTAATATCATATCTACTCTCTTATCTACACCTGAGTTTTCTAAGTTCTGAACTCCTACGTAAATTGAGGTATCACGATTTACTCCATTACCAACTAGTGGTCTGTATTTAACATTATTCATGTTAAGTGCAAGGATTTTTACGTGAGAACCATCTAAAGCAATACATCTAGAAACATTAATGTCTCCGTATACTGTTGAAATAGTTGTTACGTCTAATCCCATTACTTTTTTACGACCAGTAACTGCTAAGTCTGCTCTAAACTGAGAATCTATGCCAATATTATTGCCAAAGAATCCGCTTAGTTTATGCAACCAAGTAAAGACTTCAGTACTACATAAGAATACTGTTGCTTTGTCTTGATTGTATCGTGGGTCTTGATATTGAGACATGTCTTGTAGGAAGTCATCAATTGTCTTAGCACTTGTCCAAGAAAAGATATTTCCATAATTTAAAACATAGTCTACCGCACCTTGAGTATGTGCAACTGAATCAACAGAACCTTGAGTTGAGAATAACCCAGCTTGTTCAATGTCCCATTTGTGTTCAATAAGTTTGTCTTTCCAAACTCTTGCCCATTCATTTGGTTCATATTTAAGAGCTGTTGCTCTTGCTGTGTTAGTCATACCGAACTCAGTTCTAAAGATTTGAGTTTGCCCATAACCAGTTGAATACGGATTGTCTTTCCAGGTACTTCCTAATAATCCATCACCTTCTCCGAAAGAGTTACCTACTACGTAAGTACGTCTTTCTTCAAGAGTTTCTGCAATATCTGCACTGTAACTAACACATTGTGCTACATTACTTGCATAGGAAGCTGATTCTGCTACATCTGGTAGTCTAAGAATCTTACCTGTGACTAGCTTAGTTTCAGCAGTTGCTGAACCTGTTCCGCTATTTGCACTAAGGTTTGATGCACCTTGAGCCGCTACTGCAGTGATACGAACTAACATATAGTCAGTTGCTGCACCACCACCTGCGCTTGAACTCATAGGTACTTTTAGTAATTGATTAACTTGTAAGAACTCAGGAGCTGTTCCTGCGTCTCCTACTTTAATTGCGCCATTTGATTGACCTTGGACATTCTGGATATTACCTGCACTAAAGTAATCGGTAGCCATGAATAACTTGACTTCACCGCCAGCACTAAGTGCTGAAGCGTCTGATTCTACTAAAGTTGCATCATTATGCACAGCTGCACTTCCATTGTGGAAGCCAACTACATAAGCATAACGCTTTAACCATGATTGTCTTTTTTCTGTGAACTTAAACTCTGGGTCATCTGTAGGTTTTTTCGCTAACATTGAAACAAGTCTGAAAAATGGAGTTTGGTCTAAAGCCAACTCTGAAAATCTTTCAGAAAAGTCATATCGTCTACGTAAATCACCTGTGCTCAGGTTACTTCCCTGAGACGCAGCATAACCTTGAGATAAGCCCGTATTGGTTGCCAACGCTAAAGGCGTTGAACTTGGATAACTTGTATCTGCCATCTTATTTCCCTCCTAGGGGTTTAGGTTTTTATTTACATTAACTTGTCTAACCCAGTCCCTTGAGATAACAACTTGTCAAAAACGGCATCGTCTACTGATTTTTCTTCTACTTGAACATTACCCGCTGATGCTGCACTTGGAGGCATTTGTCTAACATTTTTCATTTGTTGCACTACTTCTTCCCTAGCGTTACCAGCGACTTGAGCGTCTCTAGCATCTCTATTTTTTAAGTAATAAACATCTTCTAATGTTAATTTGTGTGATTTTGCATAATCCATTAAATCAGAATAGTCATTTTCAGAAACATCAAACTTTTCTTTAAATGTGTTTTCTTCATTTGCTCTCGCAGATTTAACAGATTGTTTTCTAGCAAAATCCCCTAGCCTTCTTTGCACCACCCCATCTACCGTTGCATTAAACAACCTAGCAGATTGAGATTCGGGATTTGTCAAAGCTTCATCATAGTCAAACATAAAGTCTTCGTCTAAGCCAAGCTGCTCTTTTACACTCTTAGGTGCTGAGCCGCCACCCTCAAAATAATTTTTCACATGAGAAATTAAATTAGGGTCTTCTTTCATCGCATTTAGTAAAGGCATATAAGGTTCTAACTCTTGCAATTGAGTGTTAAGTCGTTTTGCTTCACGAGAAGAATCCGAATATCTCTTTTCTAAAGTTGCTACTTCTTCAGTAGCTGGTTGCTCTAATTCAGGGTTCCCTTGTGGGGAAGTTGTCTGTTCTTTTTGAGCTGTTTCAATTGGCTGTTCTAGCGTTTCACCCATTACCTGCTTGTCAAGTTCTGAAAAAAAATCTTCAGCCACAGTATCTTGCTCATTCTGGAGGCTATTATCTACTTCTGCTCTTTGAGCATCATCCATTAATAGGTTGTCCTGTATATTTTCACTCATACTGTATTTCTCCTTCTAATTTACAGTTATTTTTCTTTATTATCAACACTATTATTTTTCTTTTCTAGCGCTAATTCTTTTTTGGTCAAATCAACAACATTTTTCATTCCATCTCTTAATTTTTGCTGTTGAACCATTGTATTATCAAGTTCTTTATTAATTTCTCTTGTACCTTCATTTATCTTTTCTTGTATACCTGATTGTACTATTTGTCTTTCTAGGGTTTCATTTTGACCTTGTAAATCTTTCATAGATTCTTCCATTTGAGCAAGTTGTTGCTGTAATTGAGAAACTACGCTCTTACGTTGTATAATTGCTTTTTTATTTCTTATGTCAGTTTGTTCTAACATTGCTATGTCATCTATCAATCCAGCTTGATACCATTTAAAGTATTCTTCTAATAGTGCCCATCTATTTACTGGTTGAGTTGAACCAGCTACAATACGAACATCAAACTTAGAACTTGCATAATCGTTATATCTTTTAATAACTTCTCCAAAATCATTATAAATTGGAACATTAATAGACAATTCTTGTACTTCTCCTTCTGATTGACCAGCTTCTGGTTGGACTATTCTAAATACTTTTTGAGCTGAATATGTAAATTGAGAAATATCTTTAAATATTTTACCCATATGTTCTAATCCTGGTTCTACAACATTATTAATCCATTGTCTAATTCTTCTTGTACCATACTCATCCATCGCTAACATACCACGATATGTTTCATGACTATCTTGACCAACTCCTTGCATACTAGAAGCAATACCGCTAATATGTTCTATATCTTGTTTTCCTTGTTGAGTAATTGTATAGAAAGCATTATTAATCGGTAAAGGCTGTACTGCATTTGGAGTATCAAAACCTTGTCTATATTTTAACAATGCTCCAGGAGAACTTGAATATTTTTCCCATTCTTCTTCGTCAATAGCACCTTCTGTATATAGCCATCTTAAATTACTTGCAAGATTTGCATTATGAAGCATAATTTGATGTGCTTTATTAAGTTCTCTTTGTTTTCCAATCATTGGAACTACCGCACTTACTGGATAAGGAGTGTTAGTATGTGTATACATAACTGGAATAATTGGATAATCTTCTATAGGCAATAATTGTTCATATAAATACATATCTCCAACGGAAGCGCATACCTTAACGTGTGTTTTAAAAAAGTCTACAGCATCTACTAAGTTTTCTACAAATATTGGATTTTCTTTTAATTGAACATCAAAATCTTTTTTAGGCATTACTTTTTGAATAGTTCTAGATTTTGCTTCTACTAATTGAGCTTCTACAATTGCTTGTTGTTCCTCAATTTTCATTTGCATTTCTTTTTGCAATTTTTCAACTTCAATAGCCATTCTTTCTGGAAGAATTTCTCCTTCTTGAACAGCTCTTTCTAATTCCATTACTTGTTCTTGTAATGCTACTTGCATATCTTTAACAATAAAAGCCATCTCCTCTTGCAATTGTTGTTGAATTTGCGCTAATTCATTGTCAGTAGGAGGTTGTTTTACCCAAACGTTTACAAAAGGAATTTTTTCCTTAGAATAGACTTCATAGTAATCTAAGATTTCATCCATTTCCCCTTCCATTGTATGGGCTTCTTGCTCTACATCTCCAGGTTGTATTGTTTCAGCTTCATGAATGTCTCTCATAGAATATTGTTTGCTTTGTATATTTCCACTTGCTCTAACAATTTTTTTCTTAAACTGAGGAAACAATCCTATTAAACTAGACTTTGATAGATTTTTTTGAATAATAATATAGTTAGCGTCTCTAAATAAAAAATCTCTACTTTGAGGGTCTACATAAACGTCATAAGGGTCAACGGAACGAAATACAACTTCTCCAACTCCTTGGTCTGCGTCTGGGTCTACATCTATTCTAAAAATACCTACACCTTTTACTAAGGCGTCTTGAATAACTTGACTAAATAAACTTTTACCATTTGAATAATGCCAACAATATTCTGCAATCATACTATGAATATGCGCAATATCAGTATCGCTACCTTCTGTTCCAATTGCTTGCCATCTAGGATTGTTTGCTGTAACAAAGTATTTCATTACCTCTATTGCTGGAGTAATTCTATTAATAATAAAATCTGGCATACCCCCTTCACGCAAATCTTCTTGTTCTTCTGCTGATAACTGTTCATTCAAATAAAAATCCATGCTTTGCTGAGAATCAGTAAACCATTTTTTTCTATAATAATTATTAGCTTTATCAAACAATTGTTTGTTTATATCAGCTTTATTTTTTCTTCCTCTTTTTGCCATATTAATCCCTTATTTCAAAATGCGGTAAATCGTCAAAGTTATTATCTTTTAAATCTTTATCTCTATCCCAATCTCCACCCCAACGAATATTGAATCCCATTGAAGCTGCAATACCCATTACAAATCCAGCAAAATATGTAAATCTTTCTCTATCTTTCCAATCTATTGGATACGGAGCTACATCTACAGCCAATGAAGGGTATTTGTTATGATTTCCTTTAGGATATTTTAATTTACTAAATCCTTCTACAAATAATGCATCTTGTTCTGCTTGACCTCTATGCCCTTGCAAAACAGTACAATCAAAATCTTCAACTACTCTTTCAAATAGTTCTATTAGTCTTGGGTCGCAAGTATTTAATTTTTCCTGTGATTTTTTTCCGAAACTTGGCATTATCTATCTATCCAATTAAAAATTCTATCTTGTAATGACCTTCTTTTTTGATTAAATCTTTTAGCGGCTTCTCTAAGAACTTGAGCATTGTTTTTTGAATATTTACCAAAAATTTCTAAATACTCATCTTGAGTTAACATACCTGTTTTGTTATACCATTTTTCAAATGTTTGAGGATTATCAAACATAGCATCTGCATCTGGACCTTGCCCTTTTAAATTCCTATCTCTTAAATCTCCATACAATTTCATTTGCCTTACACTTATATCTTTGTTATATAACTTTGTAAATAAAGACTCTGCTTCTGCTGTTTGAGGTCCTGGTAGTCCATCTAGCTTTCCTTTATACAAATTAATTTGTTGTAAAAAATCTTGATAGCTTGTCATATCGCCGCTCATTGCTTTAGTCATATTATCCATTTCTTCTTCTGAATTTTTTCTTAGAATCATTTTTTGATACATGCCTTTAGCAGGTGTAGGGTCCATAGAATCTAAATCAGGAGTTTTTATTTCAGGATATTGTCCACCTTCATATAGTTCATTATATCTTTTATAATTTTTTACTGGAGGTTCTTTTTCTTGTTGAGGCTTTTTTGCTTCTCTATTATCTTTAATAGCTTGTTGTTTCATTCTTTCTGAATAATCTTTGTCAGATTCATTATCATATTGTATATATTTTGGCATAATTATTTCCTATTTTTTAAAAGTTTTTTCTGATGCTGAAATACCGAACGAGCCTAAGGTTACCCAAACAAATGAATTGTAAATATAGTCATTTATCATAAGTTCTATTCCTATAATACCCATCGCTAAATCTACAATACCAAATACGCACATAAGTGCAAATGAAAGAAATCCTATAATATTCTTTTCATTGTAATCGTTATCGTCTTTAAATAAATTCCACATTACGCAACTAACCAGCTTTTAGCTTTCCTCTTTGGTTTATACCATTTCGGTTTATCTTTTGCTCCATCAGATTTATAATTAGGGGGAAAAGCGTGTAAATTAGCATAATATAGTCCCTCAATTGTATCATCATGAGCCATTCTTGGTCCAAATGTAATGATTTCGTTAATTAAATCAAACATATTTTCCCTAAAATATAAGGAACCTACACTAAAAATACCAGATAAACCTGAATAAATCCTATTTCTTTTCTGTGTTCCTCCTGGTTTCTCAGGAATTACGCTAATATCATAACGATTAATTCTCCTCCTTTCGTCATTAAGAGCTTGAAAAACACTACGATTCATAGCTACATCTTCTACTGTTGCGCTACTACAATGATATTTTTTATACAATTCAATAATGTAATCTACTACTCCTTTTTTATCAAATATATTACCATCTTTGTCTTTTGCTCCTAGCGTAGGAATACTTCTATGTCTTTCATATTCTAACACATAACGATTATTATTTGCATCAACTGCAATAACCATAATAACACTAAAATCTGATTCTTTTGTATCAATATCTGTAGCTGGGTCACATCCTATAAATGTATTAACAGGAATTTTGTCTCCGTCTTTTATTATATAACCAATATTATCTTCTTCGCTATATTCATAGTAACCTTCCCAATATTTAATATGTTTTTGTGTCCAAATAGAATCTTCTTCAGATTGTACTTGCATCATATATTCTTGATAAAACTTAGAAGGCGTTCCACTATCTTGATAGAATTTTTTCTTTTCTTCTAACTTTTCTATAGGAAACCATCCAGGCCACAAAGAAGTGCCATCGGGTAAAATTGCTTTATAAGTAATTACTCTCCACGCAAAATCTTTTTGGTTTTCTCCTTGACGCTCGTAATTAACGATAAGATTATTGATGAAGCTATCAAAGTGCACAGGAGTACCATTGACCCTAAGACGACCAGTATGAGGCTCAATAGCAGGATAAACAACAGCAGTAACGAGGTTACTGTTTTTAGACCTTGCTTCAGCCGTGATAGTATTTGCTTCGTGTTCGAAGTCGTCAAGTATGATGAGGTCGTATCTTTTATGCAATTTAGCACCTCCTCTAATACCCGCAACATTTGATTTACTAATGAGTTTACATCCATTTGCCAACTCCACATCTTCTTCTGTCCATTTCTTTCCTTTCATATTACCGAAATAATATTTTATTTTATCGTTATATTCAAAATGGTATTTAATATAATCCATATTACCAGTACTAAGTTTTTGCGTAGCAGATACCCATGCGTAAAATAGCATATCGTCTTTAGGGCAAAAAACAAAGTCTTTAATAATTGAGCATTTAGTTAGCACAGTTTTTCCATGACCACGAGGCAAAATAACCGCTAATTGTTTTACTTCTGGGTTATCAATAGCATCAGCCATCTCGTAATGAAATGGCGGTGTTTCACTTCGCATAAAATCATCAGGAAGAAATAACTTCCCGAATGCAATCATGTCTTTACTTGCTAGTTTTAGCGCTTCTTCCGCTTTGCTTATGTTCTGTATTTTGTGCATCTTTTTTCTTTTTTTCAATCTCTTTTACGATAAACGCTTCAAGCTTTTTATCATCTTTGTTCATTCTAATATAAGAATCAACAATATTGTCTATCATTAAGACTTGATTGTTTATCATTTGTAATTGCATTGCCATTTGTTTAATAGCTCTCAACAAATCGTGTTTTGTTAAGCTTTTTTTATTTCCTTTAGCCACCTTGACCCACCTTTCTTTTTTTGTAATTTGAACTTTCCTTAGTATAGTATTTAGTATTTTTTCCCATACCTTGTCTAGTCTTCTTTTTTCTTTTAATCCTTTCTTGGAAGGTTCCAAATATTCTTCTTCTCATTAGTTTTCCCAGCAATTAATCCTATCTTTTGTAAACTCCATAGTAATCCAACCCGTACGTTGAATGCCATAAAAACTATAACGAGCATAGTCTGCATATCTGAGGAACGACCCTCCTCTTACATACCATTTACGTTTTAGACTTTCTTCTCCGTCTTCTATTGTCAAAGAATCAATTGGCTTACAATACAACTGATGATTATGTCCTAAAAAGTATACATCGCCATCAGAATAAACCGAAGCCATTTTATCCAATTCTGTGTCTCCGTTCTTAGCTCCACTTTTTCCGTGTCCACTAACAAGAAACCAATCTTTGTCGCCAATAGTAATTTGTGCGTATCCAGGCAATCTAAAATATGGAACATCCATTTCACTTGCTAAGGTCTTACATACATCAAAATCTAATATGTTAAAACTTCTTAGATAGTCGTGATTCCCTCCTCTTATAAATAAACATTTATCTTGTATGGGTTGAACAAGCTTTAAGAACGAAAGATATTGTTCTTCTGGTGGAATTGCTTGTCCTCGTTGATTTATGTTATAATTAGGGGGAATCAGTTCTATCATATCTCCGTTACCAAACCATCGTGCATTTGGGTCTTCATATATAACTTTAATTGCTTCTTGAAATTTCTTTAAGTCAAACTCATGTGCTCCTACGTGTATATCAGTTAATCCGTGTACACGTAATTTTTCATCACTTTTTATTTGAAATAACTTTCCTGGCTCAATGTGCTTCTTGTCGTATTCTTTTACATTAGAAGGAATAGGAATAGAAAACCATTTACCGCAAGACTTACAGCTAAATTGTTGCTTAACAGTATCTTTGTTTCTTTTCTTACCTTCTTTTTTTGTCAACATACTACTACAATGTGGACATATCATTTGTTTTCCTCCTCGGAAGTTATTTCTGGAAGTATAGCTCTTGATGCTCCTTCTATCTCTTCGGGACTAAACCCTTGGAACATTCCAACTACTCCAGTTTCTATTTTCTTAACTTGATTACCTAGCGTACCGATTGCTTTTCCTAGTTCTTTTAAAGATTGCAATGCAATATTCTGGTCTTCACTTGTATCAGCTAATTGTTTTAGGGAACCTAATATATATGCGTGGTCAATCCCTAGTTCTTTAGCTATCTCTTTTGAAGTTTTTTCTATTTCAGTCATTACTCGCTCCTGTTTAAGTAAAATTACAGCTTTTTTCCTAGCCGTGTTACGATTTTTTTCAGTAAATGCTTTCATATAAGCACTCACAGCATCCTTACCTACTGCCACGCTAGTGGCGAAAATTTTCTCCCTGTTCGTACATTTGGACCTCTCCTTCACTCTACTTGAAGTATTCTTGATTTTGGTGCTAAATGTGTAGCGATTAGGGTGTTTCTTAAAGTCGGTGTCCATGTAAGTTTTCTTAGCATTAATAAAT